CTTGTATTCGCTGACCGTGCCCCATTCCTTGGGGATGGTTTCCATGTCAGGCACAATCGTCTCTCCGCCCGGTCTCAAGTCGACGTCGCCGTCGATGGCCTCGGGCGTGATGAACCGCGGGTTGACATGCAGCTCCGCGCTCGCGTCAAGGTATTGCTGAACGTAGTTGACCTGCCGCGCATCAGGCAGCGCTAAGTAGCACGGGCCATATCCCCAAACCGTCGCCCACTTCTTGAATCGCCGGCACAAAATCGGGCTCTCGTCGTAGCCGCTCTCGCGCATCGTCTCCTTGAAATCGAGCGCGATATACACCGACGCAACCGGCTTGCTCGCCCCATCCTTTCTGCCAGACAACCGCTTACTATCTTCACGAGGGAAGATGCAGTGAAGAATCGTGAACTGCTTTTGTTTGCCCGACTCGCCTTTGCTCTGTTTTTCCATCTGCTCGGGGATCACGTCTCCCGGCTTGTTAAACTTCTGGCATACCTGACGGTAGGTCATCTTGATTTCCCGTCGCACCGTATCGACCAGACCCTTATAATCCTCCTCGATAGTGTAGGTGCCGATCTTGCAGTGGATGAAATTAAACAGCTCAGTCCCGCCTTCGCTCTCGTCCATGATAATCAGGTCTGTTGCGAATGCCGCCAGTCCAATGTCACCCATCGCCTTCACCGCGTAGAAATTCGACCGCCCAAACTCCTCCATAATCATGTCGGAGGCTTCGCCCAGCCATTGCACGCCGGTGTCGTCATCCTTCAGTTTTAACTTCTTCGGCACACCGTATTCCGCCCACGGTTGATTCGGAGGCGTCCACCAATTGAACAATCCAGCGCCCAGTGTCTCAACCGACTGAATGAGCGTCGTGTCAAAAATCCTGTCAGTCCAATCTGTTACGCCCTCAGTCTTGGTGGTCGTGATGTTCGATTCTTGGGGTAGGGCGTACTGGGCGATATACTGCCAGTCGTTATCACGTTCTGACTTACGTTTACTGACCAGATTCGCGTGAATCTTTAACTGCTCCTGCGCGAGTTTGTCCGGCATACGTCACCCCAGTTTGGCTTTGTAGGCGGTTATAGGGTCTGGCTGTCCTGCCATATTAGGCTTTGCGGGCAAATATCCACCTGTGTCTCCGGCTAGGATCGTGTTCTTCACTGACTTTTTCAGTAGGTTACTTTGGGCCTGACTCTGCTCAGCCTGCTGGACTGCCTGATTATTGGAAGTCACAGGCGGCGCAGGCGTAGGCACAGGCGCGCCTGCGATCTGAGTTTGCATGCTTCCTCCGGGCCCGCCACCCATTAAAGTACCGCCTCCTGCGTTGTTTGCATTGTGAGTCGCTTTAAACGGCCTAACTCCACAAATGTCAATTCAAGTTCGCCATCGTGTAGTCGCTCAAAGCCAATCCAGTTGTAATGCGGCACAATGCCTTGCGATGACCAGATGGCGCTCATGTCGCCGCTGAAGGCGTGAAAATACCATGCGTCTGCGGAATCTGGTGAAAAAAGCGTGTGGCAATCCTGAATCTCGTGCGCCGGTGCAAACCGATTGACCGGCCTTGCCATGCAGAAAAACTGCGGCGTTGAAAAAACCCATCCGTGTTGCAGATACCAGCCAACCAGTTTTCCGAAGTCCACGCCGGGCATCTTGGATCGGTACTGCTCGTAAATGCGCTCGTAGGGTGATTGCACAGAGGTCATCCAATCGCGCCTGCTCGCTTCGCTGCGCGGCGGTTATTTGTTTTTTCCGTTTGTGCGTGAAATGAAGAGAAACGTCAAAGAGAAGGAGGATAGTTAAGGAGGAAACAACGGTTGTTAAGCAAGCTTTCATTTTACTTAACAATGCAAGCTGTTGAGCGCGTATCGTTGTAAAGTGAAAACTATTTTTGGTTAACAAAGGGAGTTACCGGATTTTTGAATCCGTTAAACACGCCTATTTTGAGAGCGGCTTTGCGCTTTATTCTAGAAGGCAAAGTGTAGCGGCCGTTAGGTTGAAAATTAGTTCGATACTTCCAGTCTTTGAAGACTTTGTCTTCTTCCGCTTTTAATAGCCTTTGCTTATCCGCTTCCGTGGCTCCTTTAACGTGTTCGCAAACGTGATGGTAATGGCAGAGCGTTCTAAGGTCTTTAAGCTTCGTTTCAAACCATGTATCGCGGTAAAGCTTGTGATGAACCTCAATTTCTTCGCGCGAACCGCACACCTCGCATTTAGGGCTAATCTGAAGCTTTGCTCCTCGCAATAGCCGCCAATGATCTGACTTTAAGTAATGATTGTAATTCACGATTAATCTTATCGCTTCTCGGCCTTGAGGCCACACCTAAATCTTAAACACCTGATGCCGCCTGAACTTGTCCTTGGTTGGCCGCGGCAGGCCATCAGCGCGGATCACCTGACGGTTTGTGTGCCTCGCCTCGCGTGCCGTGAAGCTCGTGCCGTCGATCATGCCAAGCCTGTTGGCTTCGGCCAGCGTTCGCAAAGCGTCGGCACCGTGGCTGTATTGGTCGTGAACTGGAACGTCAGTTATCAGGCCGCTGGTTGTGTCCTCCTTTTTTGTGTAATAATCACAGCAATCTAGTCCGCTCGGCATTTCCATCTCGCCAAGATTCCATGTCTCCCCGCAGCGCACGGCGTTGAAGTGCAATCTCGGGAACAGCCCGCGCAGGTGGTTGATGCTGTCCCACAGGATAGGCGTGCGCGGCACGATCTTGATGCGCGGTATGCCGGCGTCCCTCAGATAATCCTCGGCGGTCTTGCCAACCTGATTCTTCCGCGAGCCGTCATGCGGAAGGAACACCGTGCCCATCGTGAGGTTATTGTTGTTGGCGATAGCCAAGCATTTGCCCGCGTAGTAGCTCGGCAGCTCCCCAGTCTTCGCAAAATACTGCTGAAGCATGATGTCGCGGTTTTGCATCTGCGCCGCCCACACAGACCAGTCATCGCCGCCAATCGAATGCCCGATGTCAAAAAAGAAGTCGATAGGCACGGTCGGGTCAAAGGCTATCGGGCCTATCCTACCCTCGCGCCTCGCTACGTCCATCTGTGTCCCGTAGATTGCGTTGGCAATCGAAACATTGGTGTCCGCCTCCATCTGCATGGAAAACGCCACCTCGCCCATGTGGGCCTTCAGCGAGGCCAGCTCCTCGGCGTCGATGATGCCGGTTTCGCTGGCGCGTAGCAAAAGCTGGAAGTGTCCGGGCTGACCACGGTATTTCTCGTACCGCTTCCAAAGGTTGTGCCGGCCACGAAGAATCCCCATATGAACCGTCCAGCCCTTGCGATCTGACAGCGCGGGCATCACCACGTCGTCAACACTCGGCGGAATCTCGTCGCACTCATCGAACACGATGCCGTCAAGGTATAGCCCCATGCCGCGGTCGTTGTCGGCGCCGTAGATCGTCACACGCCCGCCATTCGGGTACTCAACGAACAACTCGCTCTCACTGACCTTAATTCCCGGTATTGGTTGACTGAACCGCTTCAGGTACTGCCAAGCGATGTCCTTGGCGCGTACCCGCGTTGGAGCCATGAAGGCGAAGCGCGGAGGGTTAACGGCTTGATCTTTAGGTAGGACGAGCGTGAGGCAGCGTCGCTGAAGGTCATTGATGGCGGCGACGGTTTTGCCGGCTCGGCGATGGCAGATGAGTTCCGCCCAGCGTTCCGTGCGGGCGTGGAATGGCTTGAAGGCTTCTCTGGGCGCGTAGGGAATAGTGATGACACTCACGCCTTTGGTTGTTCAGGCATCCATTGAATTTGCACAGGGCCGCTACCACTTGGGCCAGTGTGCGCAATCTTGTCCGCGTAAACTTTTGGGTGAAGTTTTGACATCAGCCATTTGCGAGTATCCACGCGCAGTCGGGATCGGTTCACAACCTCTTTATTTTCAACCTCAACTTCTTCACCGCCACGCTTAATCGTCATCCAGTCGTTACGGCCATCGTCCGCGATTTCGTTTATCTCGTCAGCCCAACATTCCGATTGAAGCTCTCTAGCGCGCGCGTATCTGTCCCATGCAGTTTTATCTTCATCCAGATGCCTATAAAACGAAGACCTTGCAAAGCCAATTTCCCGCGCTATGACAGCGAGGTATTCTCCGCTTGAAACACGCTCAATTACTTGAGTCAGGAGTTCTTCCGTGATCGGTTTATCGCCTTCTGTTGCCACGCGAAACCCGTAAACCCGGTAAAGGCCGCTGTCAATCCATGAGATACACGGTCAGGCCGAAGTCCCAGTAGTGCTTGAAGCTGCACGAAGCACCGTTGCGGTCAACGTAGTCTGGTTTTTGGCTGAGCAGCTTTTGAGCCGCTATGAGCGCAGGTGCGGTAAACCCAGCCAACGCCTTGAAGTTTGGCGACCAAACGCCTTCGCCGCTGAAGGCATTTTCAAAGAGATTCACTTCCCGCTGGGGTTAATGATGCCGTCCAGAATGCCGTCGCCGGTTTTTACGGGATCGGTGCAGATTTGAGTTTTCATGACGGAAGGTGGGAACCAAACAGCCTTTTTTGCAAGCCAAAACTCACCCCCTTGCGGCGCGGTTGCGTAGGCATGAGTCTTCATAAATTTGGTGCGGGCTGGCGGGGTGGCACTATCGGTTTGTGCTGGTTTCTTTCATCCCATTTACCAGCAATGGCTTCACGGCGAGAAAACTCTGGCCCGTCGCAGCCCAAGGAATCCTCCCAGTCTTCGTTCCAGTGGTCGTGTGAAAATTTGTTACATTCGGGATGCATTCTCATTTGCCAGAAATCCCCGCAATCTGATCCGGTGCGATAATCATATATCGACCCAACCGGAATCCCTTCGCAGCAGAAAATGCACCGATGATTCTTTCGGGCCTTCACGCCCTGCTTGTCTGTGAGGATGGTGCTCATGGCTTTTGCGCGGGTGCCGACATGATTTTACGAAGAAGCCTTGAGGTTGGCGTGTTATCCGCGTCGGTCGTGTTGATGTAGTCCATTGCTGAATCAGTGAGCTTGTTTTTCACGCCCCGCTTATAGCTTTGGCGGCAGAGTCGGGAGATAAACACGCACATATTTTCCCGCTGCTCGATCAGCTCTTTGATTTGTGGGCCGGCAATCTCACTGAACATCTGTTGAGCCTCTGCGAACGTGAGTAGGTTTGTGCCTATCCGACCCTTCCCTTTCTCTGTAGTGCATAGATCGGCGTTAACGCTCTCTGGCAAAGGCCAACCGATAAACGCCTCGGCCAGCTTGTATATTACTCTATCAGTTTTGTTTGTAATCATGCTATTTCCCTCCCGGTTGCTGCGACATGGCGGCGTGCGGTGTAAGCGAGGTGCCGGTTTTTACGCTAAAACGGAGCGCCCCATCCTTCCTCGCTTGAGCAAGCTGGGCGCATAGTTCGCAGATTTTGCTGTAAAAATCATTGCTGAGCTTCTGCTGCGCCACTAACTGCGCTCGAAGTTGCTTCGTCGCCGAGTCAACGGCGCGGGCTTCGGAGTTGGCGAGGAGTTGAGCAAGCTCTCTTTGAGGTTTATCGGGTCGTTCTTCTATTTGCCGAACCAGCTCAATGTGTCTCTGCTCTACACGCACCTCGGTGGACTGGCCTGCGGGCGTGAGAATCTTCTGAAGGTCGCTCCAACCTCTATCCGCGTTTTTGTACCAAAGCAGCAAGTCCTTCATCATGCTTACCGGACTGCGATGCTCGGCATGCGCCCGTTCGTAAATGTCGTTGATGATCGACAAGTCGGTTTCGCTAAGCGAAGGCTGGCATGCGGGTTGGGTGGGGGAGTTCATGGTTCCAATTCTCCTTTTACCGGCAATTCTTTCATTTTTCCAGACGAGAGAGTCATTGCGCCATCTACGGCATCACGCCAAGTATCCGCCGTGTATTCCGGCTCTTCAGGGTAACGACCATTATGGTCAGGAAGATAAACGGCCCACGACCCCCACGAATGTTCATCTTCTGATTCAAGGAATACACGAGCGAGATTATCCTGTACCCATGTAACCCGTTTTGTGTCGATAGGCGTGCTCATGCTCCACCCGCTTTCTCGGAATCACTGTTCAACGCATCGACAACCACTCCGACAAACTCGGGGTGCGCCTGTGCAACCTCGACGCCGTTTTCATCGGTGACGACATGCCAGCCAAATTGGCCTTTGTAACCAGCACCGATTGCTTCATCGCAGATTCTGCGG